GGCTGATCTAGGTCTAGATCAAACTCTTCATCTGGTTCATTGTATATTATTCTAATAGCGTTTTGGTAACTTTCTTCTATATCTTGTAGTGCCTTTTGCCTTGTGTTCTTGTTGTCATCATAGTTTGAGTTAGACCATAAACCGGAAATCATTGCATTCTTAACTTCTCTGGCCTCCTCTACAGCCTTACGACGCTGATATGAGGAGAACATAAATTCAAACTTCTTCCAATACCATCCCTTCAGTTCATCAACCGTTTCGGGATGTTCCGATGAGTAAATTTCTAGCGCCTCAATTGGTCCTATCCTCGGACCTTTGCTCCGATCTTGTTGCTCAACGGCAGAACCTTCTTGGTGAAAAAATTTGTCAACACTTCCCAATTCTGATCAACGAAGGTTTCAAGAATGCCAATACCCTCATCGTCGTCCAGATTCTCCAAGAGTTCCTTAACTCTTTCCCGTTCCCCTCTAGGGACAGCCAGAATCACCAAATATAAGTCCTTCAGTAGTTCAGGTGCGTGCTCAGCAATTTTCACAATTGCCTGAATAAATACGTCCGCCTCTGTAGTTGAGGTTGACAGAGGGTTTTCTAGATTGGAAACATCACCAAGAATATCACCAATTGATGCCCCATCTGCCAAAGCCTTGTCCACGGACTTACCCACTACTGAAAATAGTTCAATCTTTCCAAAGAATGATAGGGGCTTCTGGATATATACATATCTTTCCCCCAAATCCACTGTTCTTTCTGTTACCTCTGGTTCCAGAACTTCTAGTGCCTCTGCTGTATCCTTGTTAGGCGCTTTTGTCGCCATGATATTCTCCTTAAGTTAAAGTTTCTAGCTCGGCCCTTAGCTCGGCTAGTCTAATTGGTATATAACGCACTTCAATTTCGTCAAAGGCCTCAGCGAGATATGGCTGAGCCTCCTGACCCCTCGTGAACTTCAACCTCCATTTCCGGCCGTAAGCCTCAAAGACCATGAATGGGGCGGTTCTTGGCGTAATAAGTCTATGTCTAGGGCCAAACAAACCAGTCCCATCATGTACCCATCTTGCCTTACCACGTTTCGGAATTGTCATTTCCGTCTTGGTTACAAGATTTCCGCCTACTCTCACTCTCCTTTTATAATCACGTCTAATTATAGCATCTGGGTCTGCCTTCAAGTCGCCTTCGTCAACCGGGATATTCTCCCGAGCTTCCTCCTCAATAGCGTCAGCAATATCATCAATTGCTGCCCTCATGAGTCTGAGGCCACTAGCCGGTATATCCTCACCGAGGATATCAAAGAGGCTTTTGCCCTCGTCCTCATAAATATTAATATCGGCCATTAAACTTCTGTTCCCAATCTATCAGTTAGGACAACACATTCGCCTTCTTCCTGGAATACGATGCGATCCAGTGTTTCATCCGGCATCCAAACCTTTCTTGGATATGCTGTTCCCCATGAATTAAGAAGAGGAACCGCCCCAAGTTTATCCGCTGTTGGATGCTTAAGAATGGCGTGAATGTCATCAACGCTCTGTGCCCATCTATATGACTGAATTCCCGAGACAATATTTTCAGGAAGGAAGTCTCCATCCTTATATCTTCTGGCCCCTCTAGCCTTAAGAATTTGACAACCGGCGTCCACGGATGTTCCCTGCTCCGGAGGAGTCTCAGGGAATCCATCGATAATCTGGGCCTCATGGTATAGCCAGAAGGCATCATATCGGCTTCTATTCATCAATGATAGGGCGCGAGAGAGACTGAAGCCAACACATGCTCCTTCGGCACCTTGATCATAGAACCTCCACCATAGCCACATATCTAAGGCAGATGTATCGCCCGGTTGAACACAGATGGCATGGCCTCCGCGAACGTATCCAATATTAGATGATCTACCAATCCAGTAACGTGTTCCGTCCAACTTAGGGGTATCAAATGTTGAATACCAAGGGATACCTAATACACATGGATGGGCCGTTGAAGGAAGAGTTGTTGCAGTCAACGGATACTTTTCTAGATAGGAGCGATCCTCTGGTCGCCTCCATCCTAGCGGCCCCTTATGAATTCTTCTAAACATTCCGAATGACATATTATCTCCTTAAATGAGCAACCGACCCGCAGAGGGTCGGCTACTAGTAAATTTCCCTAGAATTGCCTCTGCTAATTCCGTAAAAATGATGTCGCATTGCGTCCACCTTATATGGTTATTATACCTGATTAAAGATAACCTGAGTTCTGAGATTAACGTCTGCTACTGAGGTATCAGCAAGAGCTCTAAATGTTACGTTAATCTGCTGCTGTTCACCAGTCTTGTTAAAGGCAAGTGATGATTCCGCAGCCGCATTTGTAACGAGTCTAAATACGTGTGCGCGAATCTTACCGTCAGCCTTCTGGTGAAGAACCGCTAGTCGTCTCTTAACATAAATTGTTGGCGCACCAACACCCATTACCTGTTCTGAACCAGTTGTAACAATAGTACCGGCCTGCCATGCTACCTGCATTCTTGCTAGAGATGCTTCGGCAAGTGATGTTGTTACACCCTGCTCATAGGACACAGGACGAACATCGATGATTCCCAAAATCTGGTCAACATCGAATTCCTCCTCTGTGTTATTGTGGGTAATTGTAATACCAGTCTTAGTCGCTCCAAGATCATTCCATCCTGTGTTAGCGGCATAAGTTGATAGATTGATGATATCCGAAATTGTTGTGGGGAACGCAATAGTTGTTCCAGCCCACATTAGACGAGCCGGTCCACGAATAAAGGTATCATCGGAGATGTTAGTTGGATAAAAGTCGGGCATTATAAATCCTCCTTTCTCTGTTGCCTACTGGAATAGTAGCTAATTATCTGAATAATTAACTGTGTTCTGTTACATTAAGTGTACATACTTATCTAGGTTATATTCCAATGCTCCACCCTGCCAATACCATCTTGGCCCCTGTCCCTTTTCCAGACGTCTCATGAACAAATCACCAACAGAAACCCGTGGTGCTGGCAGGGCTGGAATCTTATTATTCAAAGTTCTATTTTCAAGAATTGTAAGGTGGGCTGCGTCCAAGGTTTTATTGATCCTTGAGTTAACCTCCTGCTCCACCAAAATGCCGCCCGTTAGATCATCTGTTCCAGTGTCAAAAAACCCGCTCTTGCACATAATTTCAATGGCAAGGGTATGTGTGTAGTTCTCCCCCAGGTCATCCGAGGACACCTTAGGTTCGGCCTTATAGCACACGGCGGAAACGTTTGGATACTTGTCAATAGGGGCATTGATTAGTGAAGGAATTGTTCCTGGATAGAAGTTTCCAGCGGCAATCGTCTCAACAGTAAAGCTGGATGGTGGTCGCCCAAGGGCAGCCATTAGTGCGTCATCCTCCGCAGCCCAAGTGGTATTCATATTTGAAATCATTGTGTTAAGGCCGTCGTAAAGTACAACGATGGCTTCTCTCGCAATTGTTTCAAGTAAAAGTCTTCCGGTATATTGCATTAGTCAGGATAGTCCCAAGGGGTTGTGTATGTATAGCGACCGTTATCGTATGAGGAAGGGAATAGGGCTGGATCAGGGGTAACAAGAATTCCGCGGCCATTGTCCCCATATGTAACGGCAGGGGTTGATGCCTTTAGTTTCTTGATTGCAACTCCTGTTTCCTCACCAAGATCAATAGCATGTTCAGCAAGCTTGTCATAAACCTTCCATAGCTCAGGGCGTCTATCAAAATATGATACATCCTCGTTTGTTCCACTTGTTGCCTGTGTCTGAAGTTGATCGCCCCAATAATCAACTGCGGCAGGAATAAAATGAAGAGTGGTTAGGGTGCCCAACAAATCAAGTTCCGTTCTTGTGTATGAGGAGGCCTCCCCTGTTACACCAACAACAGTGGAAAAAAGGCGGAACTGAATTGTGTCCGCAAGTGCCTGCAACTCAGTCATACCATAGTATGAGTTGGTAACAGAAATAAGCGCCCGATAGGACGCTGGCACGTATCTCTTTACGATATCAGTGACCGATCCCATACGGGCGCTCCTTTATTATTCGTCGGATGTTTCGTTTTCAGCGTTTTCTTCTTCAAGAAGGGACGCTGCACCCTTAATTCTATTTGCCTGATCGTTAAGCTTCTTAGCCTGATTTACGGTGAGTAGGACGAGGCCTGGAGCCTCGCCCTTCAACACCAACTCCCTAAGATCGCCTGTAACTTCAGATAAGGTTACGGTTTCGCCTGGTGCAAGCACCCTGCCTTCCCTTGGTTCATACTCACTGTCCCCCATCTTTTCAGGCGGTCCAAGTGAGATATGAATTGTTGAAGCATCTTCTGCGAAAATTACCTTTTCTGCTGCTGGCATGGCTTTGCCTCCAAGTTTCTTAGTTTAAGTTAACTTATTATGCTACGCGCGCCCACACGAAGGCGTTAGGTACTAGCAGACGTGGGATTCTGGCTGATGCCGCACGTAGCAAGTGTGTCTTGGCTACGTGGTTAAGCATAACTTCAGTCTGGAAGCCCTGTCTAATATCAACCTCATTATAACCGGCTGATACTGTTACCTGACCGTCGAGTGTGTCAGCGATTGGCACACCGTCTAGTGTATAGTCGGTTGTCATAAGTACGAAACCATCTGGTAGGTACTTAGTTAGTGACGTAGTGCCGATTCCTGTCTGACCAACATCTCTATAACCATTGTCATAAAGAACAATTTCGAACCCAGTGTAAACGCTCTGGAAGAGTTCCAGAATGTCCTGTCTGCGTGGGCGGAGAATTGAATTAGCTCCACCTGAGTAGAAGTTCACTGAGTTTCTGATGTTTGTGTTGTTGATTAGATAGTTGTAGGTCTTGAGGTTCATGTGAAGCTTAGTTCCATAGAACCCTGTGTCAGCAGCAATAACTTCTGACCAAGCCTGCACGTCGGTCACAGGATCGGCTGTTGCTGTGTTTGACCACAGAACAGAAGCAGTTGGCTTGTGATTTGCTGCAAGACCATAATTGATGTAAAGCTCAGACGCACCGCCATCGTAAGGGATAGTTACTTCCCCTCGGAAGGCCTGCCATCGAAGCCACTCAGTTGCTCTTTCGTTTCTAAGCTGTAGAATTCTACCCTTATCAACGAGTGAGACACCGACTGAACGACGAATGTTCTCATCCGGAGAATTAAGTGCTAGCCAGTCCTCTTCAGGAATTAATTCCATTTCATCAATGAGGGCTAGAGAGATGATCTTCTCTTCCCACTGAATGTTAGGTCTGAAGAGTGGTGGTGTCGCATCCGGAGCTCTAAACTGACCCTTACCGAATGGCTGAATTTCCGCCACGCGCACCTTAGCGTTTCGACCTGGGTGTGACTTTAGAGGCGCAATCTGCGCACCTAGAGGGGGTGTGTCTTCTGCTGCTCCAACGGCACGACCCTCTGGTGGTCTACGAATGATATTTGTGAGTAGGGACTGATCCCATACGTCAAATGTTGCAAACGGCATTTAATTTCACCTCCTCTTATTCGAACTTGTTGTAGTTACCTAGGTCAGCCACGAGTGCTGAAGCATAGAGTGTGAATCCAACGATTGCGCTTGTTGCAAATACGCATCCGAAGAAATACATGGCCGCAGGCGCATCGCCCTCGGTTACTCTAGCTACGATATCCACAGGTCGTCTGAGAATACCCCTAATTGTTCCAGTACCGTTGTATTCAACGTACTGCTTAAGATTTGTAGAACTGAACTTCAAGATTGTTCCCGCAGGCATAAAGTTTCTAATACCAGTGTCAGTAACGACTACGTTGGTTGCATCAACAACAACAGACTTGATTGCTTCCAGTCCCGTAGGGAACTTCAGTACCTCCTTGTCTACCCAAGAGGCTGAACGTGTGTAGTTAAAAGGCATCTAAATTCACCTCCTTATTAGTCGCTCTTTCGAGCAGCTAGGACTGTCGCAATAGCCTCTGCTTCAGACTTTGCCTGATCAAACATGAGGACACCAATCTCTACCTTCTCATCTTCTGAGAATGTTGCCTTCAGGTTTTCTTCAACTGTATTTACGTCTGGTGCATCATCCGTTGCATCCTCATCAGTTACCTGATCGTCGGAAAGCTTGATTGATGGTGAAGCAGTTACTAGACGCTCAACAACTTCTGAGAGTGTTAGGGTCTTTGTCTGACCATCCTCTGAGAAGTTAATCGCATGTGTGCCATTGTCAGAAAGTAGCGCAGCCTTTGCCTCCTTCACAATTGCTGGAGACTTGCCCTCTTCCTGCCATGCGTTGCACTTGGCATTAATGCTATTCTTCTTGTTTTCCGCCTCTACTGATTCCAAACGATTGAGGCGCTCACGAACTTCATCCTCTGACAAACCTAGGTCTTCAAAGAATGTTGTATTTGTCTCTTCTGATAGGGTTGACACGATTACACCTCCTTTTTCATCTGTTACAGTAGATGTTTCCTCCTCGGAAACAACAACTTCTTTTGCGGAATCATTCTCTTCAGAGAATGACATAATTTCTAGTTCCTCACTGGCATTTAGAGCCTCAAAAGGCTCCATACCATTCAGCCAAGGGCTGTTGGTAAGTGCCACATGGCCTAGTACCGCATTAAATCTTTGCCCCGTTTCCTTCTTAAGATGATTCCACAGAACGCCGGCTGAGACGTTCGCAATTGAACCGTCCTTTACCTTGCTGAGAATACTCTTATCCGTAAATCGATGGGCGGCCTTTAGAACCTTGCGACCATTAGCATCCTCCTCGATCTTAAGGTCATCAATGAATCCGGTATTTTGGAATACCTTATCCTCATGTGATGTCGGGATTGTTACATGTTCCTTGGCCTGAGCCTGGAAATTTTCCTTGAGTTCCTCAAGGGAGATTACAAACTTTGATGGGTCGGACTTACCGGATGCAACAACCTGAATAGGCTTGTCCATCGGAACTCCATTTGGACCCGGAGAATACTTCCATGTGCCCTCGCGCATTACCGTCTTCCAAATAACACCATCACCCTCAGTGGTGTCAGTGGCATCAAAAAACAACTCGGCAAGCACAGGACGATCATCGTCGGCTAGTTCCACAGTGTCCTCGGTTTCTGATATAATGCTGGTCATGATGGCAATGTCGTCATGGGTAAGTTCACTAAGGAATTCAGAGAATCCTTCCGGGATTTCAATTCGATCAATATCGACCATAAAATCCTCGAGAATTTCTGTATTTTCCTCAAAGTTCTTTGGTGTGAATTTCTTACCTTTTCCTCTCCATTTTGTACTTCCAACAATAAGATCCTTCAAAACTGCACAATATTCCTCAGTATGCGAGCCAAATCTTTTTCGATTGTCTCTAACACACTGTGTGAAGGGATGCTGCATCTTTGCGTAGTGTCTTAACAAACCCTTTAACTTTTTCTTATCATTTGCTGACACATTGGCTGTACCCTTACTTATGGCGAATCCCACCATCTCGGTGTATTCGTCAAGATACTCCTCAGTGAAAACTATGTCTGACATTGACACTCACTTTTATCCCGTTCGGCAACAATGGACTTTAAGAAATCTTGTAGCTCCTTTTGCAGTTTTGAGTAAACATCGTGAGACATTTCCCCGGCTGGCGCAAATAACCACTTACATGTGGGACATTTGTAAACCGGTGTTGTCTCTAATTCAAATTCAGGACTCGTTTCCAGTCGAATATATTGCAGAATGTCGTGATCCTTTTTACAACGAGGGCACGTCATCATGCGTCCATTGATTAATCTTCTATTTGACACTCCTTAAATAATAGTGATAACTTATGTATACAACAGGTTGTGTTAATTGCAATAATTGGAGCAAAATGGAGGAAATAGACCAGACTAAGCCCAGATTTTGTAAAAAGAACCATGACACTTGGATTTTAGGACGCGATACTGGTAGCACAAAGGAATGCAGCGAGTGTCGTAGAATTAGGGTCAGAAAGAATAGAAGACGGTTCTATGAACAAACTATGAGTTCGGAAATATCCCGACTCAGGATGTATACTAAAAATAGAATTAACGAATTAAAAAGGACATTAAAATAATGAGTATTGGATATAGAGAGCTAAGTGAGGCCGAGCTAGTATGGCGGGAAAATAGGGAGAACATTAACCTACAGGGAAGACAACTTCTCAGACGTGTTCTTAATTCCGCCCTAGTGGAGTTAGATGAGCAGTTTCGTGATGCCCTCAACAGAGGGGAAATTCTAGAAATTACTCCAACCAAAATTGAACTACAGCAACTACTATTGGCAAGTGCTGAACGTGAACTAGGAACTATTGAACAGAATGTTTAATTCGAGAATCAAATCTGAGTTTAGAATATTAGATTTTGATTGCGAAGTGAGGCCGCTGTCATGGTACGCGGGTGACTTCAATACAAAGGAAATTACCGCTATTGCTGCTGGCTTCATTGATGATCCCAAGAATATTTATTGTTGGCTTCTGGGAAGGGATGATCCAATTTCCATGCTTGAGGGATTCCGGGCTTTATATGATGAGGCCGGAATGGTCACAGGTCATTTCATTCGAGGTTTCGATCTTCCTCTTGTCAATTCAGGAATGATGGAATACAATTTTCCTCCTCTTGAGCCAAAGTTGACGCAGGATACAAAAAATGACCTTGTGAAGCGTCATGGAATGTCAAACTCACAGGAAAATCTTTCTGAGGCCCTTGGAATCAAGGCCGATAAGATTGGAATGTCTCAGGAGGATTGGCGGGCTGCAAACAGATTAACGACGGAAGGTTTGAAAAAAACAGAAAGACGTGTAATTGGCGATGTAATCCAACATATGGAAATGAGGGAGGAAATGCTTGTTAGAGACATGCTTGGCAAGCCTAGAATGTGGAGTCCAAATGGATACAAGAATTAAAACCATCCCTAATCAAATGAACCCCGATCTTGCCATCGTGCGGGAGGCGCTG